ATTTGATAAGGTCAGATGAACATGGTAACTCAGCACTTGCAGCACGTAAGAAACTAGCGATTGTACGATTTCCGTAAATCTCAAAGTTCTCTTTATAAGTATCTGGCAACTCTGTGTCAGAGAAGTCAAATGTGCTTATATAGTTGCTTGAAAGAACCTGTTGTGTTGGAGCAGGGGTCAAGCTAAATGTTGGTGAACTAGCTAAAGCCATAATAATTTTAAGTTTAGTGAGTTATATTAACTCGTTAATAGTTTTTAAGTTTCATTTTTCCGTTTTGGTAAGGAGTTGGCGCATCTAAGAACTTAAACTTGGGAGCGTTAGGGTCTTTCCTTGCAGGTTGTACCCCTCTTGTTTTACCCTTCCCTACGCTTGTATTCCTTGAATCCGCAGCATCTTCCTCTACCATAGCTGCTTTCCCTAACTCGAAAAAGTGTTGCGCATAACCTTCTGGGTCGGATGCAACAGCTAATGCTCTATGATATCCTTTGACATCTTTAACGCTACCATCTTTATTTAGGAATTGCCCTAAAAAGTTGTTAACGTCTAGGTTCTGTTCTTTTAATTTGTTGACATTCTCTGGCTTGTAAAGGACGGCTTCATCACCGACTTTGACCTCAAAACCTTTGAAGTCCTTTCCAAACACTTTGTTTGTCTCCTTAATAAAAGAGTTTCGTACTTGCTCTAATTGCTTATTGCTTGTACTTTGTTGAGCCTCGAAGTTCTTTTTAAACTCTAATGCCTCCTTAGCTTCTGCAGGAAGAACTGACCTTGACCCAAGTTCAGTCTTGTATTTCTCGCTTCCACTTTGAAGTTCTTTTAGGGCTGTTCCATAAAACTTCTTCTTCTCAACTTTCTTTCTTCGGATGTCGCTGTCTGAATCTTCGTCTTCGTTAACTCCGAACAGCCTTTCCATCTCGTAAGCAATATCATCGCTATCCAATGAAGGATATAGATTAGATAAATGCTGTCGGATGACTTCATCCTCTGGTAGTTTACTAAAATCTTGGTTAACTCTTAAAAAGTCTTCCAAACTACCGCCTGTATCTTCCATGAAATCCAGAGCCTTTTGAATTGCTTCTGGAAGTTCATCGTAATCTACTATATCTTGTTGGTCATCTACATCGGAATCCGATTCCGATTCTGCTTCGTCATCTACTTCGTCTTCTTGACTATCTGATTCGGCTTCTCCTTCGGCAGCCTCACTAGCTTCGTCACTCTCATCTGACGATTCTTCTCCTTCACCTTCTCCGCTTTCTGCATCTTGTTCAGCCTCATCTGCTTGACCTTCTTCTTCTTGTTCTTCTTCTTGTCCTTCCGCTCCTGCTTCTTGACCTTCTTCTTGTTGTTCTTCTTTCTTGTCTTCTATGGGTTTACCATCGTCATCAAGAAATGTGAACTTCATTTTTGCTTCTTCTGCCATTGTAATAGATTTTAATTATAATTAGTATTGCAAAGATAAGAATTATATATATTTAACATCACCCCCCCCCCTACTAACTAGGGTCGAAAATACCTAAGTCTGTTGCGTTTGTATTGTCATTTTGACTTTCAAAGTTAACTGGGGCATTGCTTCCTGTCTCTGCTTTTTGGGCTTCTATAGCCGATTGTTGTGTTGCTTGTTGTGCTTGCTGTGCTGCTTTACGCTTACCTTCACGCTCTGCCAGTACATCTTTAGCATTAATCATAAGTCCTTCAAGTTCAGCTTTGAAATCAAATTCAAGACCCATAAGGTATTCCTTACGTTCTACAGAGTTTTCTTCGTTTCTGTCTTGCAAGTCCATCATGTTCTTGTCAATCATCATCTTAGATTGTGCTTTAACTTGTTCAAGTTGTGCCTTAGCCTCTGCTTCTGCTTGTACTGTCTTAGTTTGTTCTTCTGATTGTACACGTAGTGCTTCAAGTTTAGCCTCTTGCTCTCCTTTAACCTTAGCCTCTCTACGAATCTTCATAACCTGATTAGCTAACTTAACATTCTTGATTTCTCTAATCTCAGCAGCATCGTCAAGGTAAATAAGACCTTGTGCAAGTGCTTGTTGAATGTTAGCCTCTAAGTATTCTCTTTCCTGTGCATCTGGTTCAACTTGAATAAAGATACCGAACTTATGTGATGGTAGTTTTGAGATTTCATCTAGTACAGCTACATTTGCAGAACCGATAGCTTCTATCAATTCATCTGCGCTGTCAGAGTACTTAAGGATATCTGCTATCCTATAAGATACACATTCTGCCATCTTTCTACTAGCCCATACACCTGCCTCTAAGATATGCTTAGTAGCTGTGTTGGAGTTTAATGCTGCTAGTTTCTGTACACCTACGAGTGTTTGAGAATCAGGAGTTGAGGCATCCCTAGCCTCGTTAAGACCTGATACGTCTCTAATCATCTGTAAGTAATAGTTGTATAATTCTATAAGCGCTTGTATCTTAGAACGACCAGAACTATGTTGTATTTCTTGAATTGGAATCTTACCGTGATTGAACTCACCTAGTCCAGTCTGTGAACGACCAACAACAGAACCTGTTTGGAAGAATAGCTGTAATGCTCTCTTTGGGTCGTACTTTTGTCCATCACCTAAATCAATTTCGTTTAGACCGTCAGCATCAATAAATACACCATCAGGTACTACTCTTGCAGCTACCTGTTGTAATTTCAATGAAGTGATCTGAATCTGGTCAGCAAATGGTATCATACGAGACAACAGCGATTCTGTACGCTCGTCATATACTCTCGGTGCAACTACTATATAGTTAGATAGGGCGTAGTTAGAAGATGATTCTCTAATCATGTTTTCTTCTAATTCCCACTTAAGTAACATATTGCTACCTAAAACCATAACACCACGATACCAAACATCTTCAAACTTAGATATTTTCTCGTAGCCTCTTGCTGCCATTTCTTCTGCAGGTGGATTCCAACCTTCCTGTTTACGGATAATAGTTACTTTTCCGTTAGCGTTAGTTTTCTTCTTATATACTTTTTCCCTTGTACATTTGTAGTTAAAGAATAACACATTTGCAACGTGTCCATCAAACTCACTTCTAATTTCATTAGAAATCCTGTGATATAAATCCCAGTCTGATGTAGCTGCTGATGCTTTCTTTAAATCTTCATCTGTAAGGTCTGGATTAATCTTACGTAGTTCTTGGATAGGCATTTTCTTAACCTCACCAAAGTAATAGCAATCCTGTCTATATGGGTCTTCCGAATATGAATGTACTAGATATGAAGGGTCTACGTATTCAACTTTAACTCCGTCAGAGGAATTATAGCTGTGTTTCATAGCACCTACTCCTAGAACAGTCACATCATAATCAAATCTTTTCTTAACCTCTAAGTAATCATTCTTAGCAAATACATAGTTGATAGCTTCTTCTTCTGCAATCTCTACAGCTTGCTTGTAGTTAAGCTGCATGTGTATTTGTAATTCTTCTGATGTTTCTGGTAAACTCTTAGGGTCGTTAGCAAAGCCATCTACTCCAAATTGCTCTTGTGCTTGCATAAGCATTTCCTTAGCAATCATATCTTTTTCCATCTCTACGATGTACTGGCTTTTCTTTTCGCTTGCTACTTTATCAATAGCATCTGCCTTAACTGAAAACAGTCTGTTGGAAATACCGTTAACTACGATATCAACAAACTTAGGTAAGATTGGTACTGGTGTCCAGTCAAGGTTTAAATATGAAAGATCACCATCCACAGCCATTTCGTTCTTATATTTGGCTATTGGTTGTTCCCCACGAGCATATAATCTAAGTCTGTGAAACTTATGTTGGTTATCGTAAAAACGGCTGTTGGTGTTTTTGTGTCGTCTGAACCATTCGTTTTCAATGGCTTTACCTACCTGTACTCCAAAATCCTTACTGGACTTATTTGGGTCTAGTGGGTCTGGAAAGCCTTTTGTTGAGAATATCTCCGCAGCTAGTTCTGACCTGCTTTTGTTATATATCATTATTCGTTTGTGTTTAATGTACTATGGTGTCCTTTCTGACTGAATGTTGACATACCCATATTAATAGGCTTTATTTCTGGTACTGGCATTAATTTAGCCCTATGCAGACCCATTAACGCATAACCAGAACTTACTGTCGCATCATGTTTTTCTCTATTACCTATATCGAATGCAAGCCAGTCTTTCAACAACTCCATGAAATACACGTTACCCATGTCTCCAAATTCACGGACTCTTTTCTTCTCGTCAGGCTCATCATAAACTCCTACAAAGTTAACAATAAAATTTTCAATCATCGAGGCATGGGTAGTAATCACATCACTTGATGCTGAGGGTATTCCACCTATTTCACGCTCTGTTACCGATAATCTGTTAGCAGGCTTATCTGGTCTGTTAAGACTAAACCCTCTGTAACCCCTATGTTTAAAGTGATACAGTAATCTAGGTTTGTTATTCTCGCAAAGTATTGGCATTCCGTAGAATACGCAAGCCATAAGAACATCTTCAAAGAAAGTTTCTGCAATAGCTGTTCTATTTATATATTCTAAGAAAAAAGTATTACTTGGAGCGTTTTCCATAGTAAATCCTGTAACTCCGTGTAAAGCACCCTTAGAACCTTTACCAGATACTGTACCAGATATATCGTATGTATCGCCACCGAAACAGCCTATATGTCCGTTTACTGGATGCCATATACCATTCTTCTTAGTCTTTCTGTTCCTCATTTCCTCTGGTGGAATCCAAGAAATTTTAAATCTACCGTTAGGTGTAGGGTAGAATATAACTTCGCTGTCCTGTACCCCATCCTTCCACATGAAGTTACCCCTTGTAATGTGTCTATCTAGTATTATTTGAGTTTCATTGTACTGAATCTGCTCTGTAAGTTTCTCGATAGAGAAAATGTTACTTTTAGCTTCATCACGCAATGCCTCTAATATAGTCATAGGATAAGCACGAAGTTCTTCATTGTAAGAAATCTCACTTTCCTTCTTCTTAGCTTTTCTCCTTGCCTCTAGGAATCCTATGCTACCTCCTTTAATCTCCCTACCATGTACATTAAATGTTTTCTTTGGAGGCTTTTCTTCCCAACATATACCATACTTATCAGTAAACTTGGTCATGTTCTTATGTGCAGGTAGGAAATAGCTGTATAGTCCAGAAGGTGTACGCTCTGTAATAGGGTCTCTTTTAGTTATAATAGACTGGTGATATATTCCTTTAAACTCCTCACCACCCTGTCGCATAGGGTTAACAGTAGAACCAATAAAGGCTTTACCAACAATAACACCACCTTCGTCAAACGTTGGTGATATACGACCCCAATGGTTTTCGTAGTTAGCAGGTTTCTTCCATTTAGAGGCTTCATCCCCTAAGTATATAAACATTTTCTGACCATCATAACTACCATCCTTTGTTGCTTGGTAATCCACAATAGTGTTAAGATAATCTTTTCCTTTGTTCTTACGTGCAAGTTTACTTGCCTTAGATTTATCAGAAGGTAATGCAAATTCTAACTTCTTATCAGAATCAATAGCACCCCTTACAACTGGTCTAAAGTAGAAAGGTAAGTTTCTAAACATATATGAGAACTTCATAAATGCTTTCTTAGCATCTTCATCACTTTGGGATGTTAGACCTAAGTTAACGTTCTGTGTGGATGTAGCATAATGTAGCATTATAGCTAAGA